ACTGTGGTTCGCGCAAGTGTTGTCCGCCATGCCTATGCCCCTTTCTTATCCTTCTTATCCTTTTTGGCCTTGTCCTTATCAGCTTTGGATATAATATTAGCTGTTTCAGCTCGGTCCAGGTATTCCTCTGCGGTCCAGCCCCGCAGGTAAAACTTGATTATGACGTCCTTGATCATGCCGCACCACCTCCCAGCTTCATCAGTATTTCGGCCAGGCCCTCAGCCATCAGGTTAATGTCAGCCCGCAGCCCTGCTATTTGCGTATTGGCAGTATCCAGTGCTGCTTGGGTTTCAGCCAGAGTCGGCACAGGTACTACCTCCGGGGCTGGAAGCCGGTACGAGTCAAATGTTTCTTCGGTGATAGCCTCCCAAGTATCGCGAACAGCCGCTGACTCTCGCAGCCACACAACCGCAAAATCGCTTTGATCTTGGATACCCTCAATCAAGTCGGCATAGTCCACATCAAGCAGCCCCTCTGTAATAGCTACTCGGAAATACCCCACAAATATCGCCTCCTATTCAAGTTCGTAATACCATTTAAGTATCGCTGTTACCCCACCCTGACCATACACCTCCAGCACCAGAGAAGTCTTAAAGTTCAAATCCAGCAACCCCATAGGTGCCGTCTGACTCCAACCTGCCGTTACTTTTGGGTCTGTGGAGAAAAGAAAATCAGCAGCCGGATACCAAACCCCCGAAGTTGCCGCAATCCGGGCAGAGTGTACAATATAGCCGTCTATCGTCACCCGACAGTATAGCATGTGCGACTCTGGAGACCCTAATTGCAACCATTTCAGAGACCCTTTGCCGGTAATTGATAGGGCTGTGGCATAAGTTGAAGCCGTTGTTGTATAGCTGCCAAAGGCCCCAGCCGCCCCTCTTGGCTTCTGGAGAGCTGTACGCAGCTCTTTGATCTTGGCATGGACTGATCCAGATGCGCTGGCGCTGTCCGAGTCGGACCCGACCAGAGAATACAGCCAGGACCCAACCTGACCGACTATTGCACCAAATAGACTTATCAAGTGACCACCCCCCGAGTTAAATTATTTCCAGCATAAGTCAGCGTTTCCACTTGGCGAATCCCGCTAGTCCCGTCAACCGCAGGAATATACAGATTGATCTGATTAATTTTTCCTGATGAATAACTAAATGTAGCTATTGCCCCATTACCGTCCTCTATGCCATAAAGTAAGCCTGTATCCCCGGTCTGCGCCCAGAAGTAAAGAGTCGCAGTCGCTGCGGTCCAGGCTCCAGCATCATCTGCGTCATACCAGCAGGGATGGCTGGCATCGGACACGCTGCTGCCGTATAAGTGGAAATGGTTGGTGGCATCACCTGCCTTCTTGATGATGATCTTGTACTGCTGGCCCGCCACAAGCCCTGACACAGCAAAAGGCACTACCAGCCCCGTCTTGGAGGAAGGTATCCACTCTTTAGGGATGGTTACCCGCTTGAGTACAGGCCCAATCGAATTGTAAGAGCCTGTAGTTTCTCGCAGCTCTACCACCATATCTGCGCCAGTGCCGTGCTTTACACAGCTGAAGTACAGCCATCCAAGAGTAGTCACCCCTGTAGCCGTAAACGCTTGAGCCCAATGGTAAGAAGCGTTGTCAAATTCTGTGGCTGCTGAAGCCGTGTAAGAATCCACAGCATAGCCTCCATAGATTAGCCTAAAATCCTGAAGCGCCAACAACCCATTAAAAGTCCCCTCATCGATGATAGTCACGCCATTTTTGCCAGCATACTGTGGATACGCCGTCATACCGCCATCCCCCCTATCACCATAGTATCACCCACAACAGTGGTGGCCTCGGCTTCAGTCTTGTGGTTGTAGTACCTGATATTTACAGAGTCTAGCGGGTCTAAGTGCCGCACCCTGAAGTACCCCGGGTAGGTGATGTTATACTCCTGACCAATTGTTGCGTTTGACCAAGTATAGGTAACGCCATTGGCAGATTTGCCGATTTGCAATCCTCTGGGGAACTTGGCCCCCGGCGTGGCCATTTCCAGGCGCAGCTTAGATCCCACTGCAGCCACAGCCGCAGACTGTGCTAAAAAGGTTTGAGCTGTCGGATTGGTATAATTGCTTGTCTTATACAAGACACTGCCGCTGCCTTTGGCAACCAGAACTTCAGTGAAGTATAAAGGGTCCGAAGAATTAACCCCGTTGGCACCAATGCGGAGCGCACAAGCCGGATTTGCCAGAGCCACAGTGAAGCTGGGCAATGACGACAGCAAAGCGCCATTTACAAACAAATAGAGTGTGCCCGACACTCTGCAAAGCAAAAAGTTAGTCCAGGAACCTCGGGAGGGCGTAAAGGCCACAGACCACTCGTCCGTCCAAGCGGTCCCGCTTGTACTATACGCAAAGCGTAAAGTACCGAGATAATAGCCGAAGCGCCAGCCATAAGCCGACCCGTCATAATGGGTTACAAACCAATTGATATCATAAGTGGGAGAAGGCAAGATAGTCGCGCGTAGGGCAACCGCGAAATCGCCGCTGCCGAAGGCCCAATCATCGGAATCCGCCGCCTCAAAAAAGCTCGATGCACCGGGAGAATACATATAGCCATGTGGTATCAGCAGACCGCTCGAGTCCGCTGTAGTGTTCACCGACCCTACTGCAGTTAGAGTCTTACCAGCTTGGTCCTCTGCATAATTTCCGTACCCTACACCAAGACCATGCATACAGAGCTTTATGGTGCTGTCTATTGTTGGCATTAGCCCACCCCCCCGCTGATCGTAAATCGCGCTTCAACAGTAATCACTTCACTGGTGGCCTTGCTCCAATCCTGAACCAGCATATTCAGCATAGCCCCTGTCCCGGCCACGGCTGTGGCTCCTGAATAGATACAAGCCTTGGTATGATCCCCGTTGCACTCGGAGCTGGATAGGGAGGTCCTAAACCTTACCACATTCGCCGCCCAAACTACCGAGGAAACCGCTTTACGGAAAACTTCGGTTATAGCCGGATAAGCCGCTGCATCGTCACCCACCACCAAGTACGGAGCTGGTACAGCCGATAAGCCCGCTGCTATCGCAGCCAGCCCCTGGGAGGTTATGCTGTTCTCCACAGGCCCCATTATCTGGCGTCCCTCCGAATCGTATATATACCAGTCGCAATGGGCCACTACCTTTTCACTTATCAAGTCGACACCTCCTTATACCCCCAGGCCCCCGACCCCAGCCGCCTCCAAAAAGTATGGAGAGCTGCGGGACGTAAAATCCCAATCATCCGCAGCCATAGCCGATTCAATGCCATAGACAAACTTTTGTACTGTAGCCGTATCCACCGTCTCTGCGCCCCGCTGGTTACTCACCAGCAGGGTCAAGAAGTCAGCCATCCCCAGCAGCCTCCCGCCGAACTGGACCGTAGTTTTCCAGCCAGATAGGGGGAAGGGCTGCATATCTGTGGCCTGAACAAGATAATCCCCGCAGGCCCCACGATATGGCAGATCAATGTTCACAATCTGCCCCGGTATCCAGCCAGTAACATCCGTGTCAAAACTGCCGGATTGGTTGGGATTGGCGTGTTCGCGTAAATCAGCCTGCCCCGCAGCTTCAGCCGCCTCCAGAGTTATCAGGCTAGCATCCTCCAAAGAATATTCGAACACACCATCGTTGCCCAGTATATGGCCCATAACTTCTTGGCTATCGTAATCATCCACCTGGGTCAGTACCGGCAGGTAGAATTTGCCCTCGACATGCATCACGGCTGATGCTGTTGGAGTCGTAGTCCCAGCAGAGCAGCGCAGACGGGGCTCTTTGCGAGAGAACAGGAACTGGTATAGGGCCTCGTCATCGTCCCCCTCTACGCCAATCGTCTTGGCCGCTCCGGCAACAGTTAAGGCGCTGATCTCCTGGAAGATATAGGGCAAGACCCAGGCCCGGGAGTATCCGTCTGCAACGAATTCAAGCGTCTGTGTATCCGACAGCATAACCCCACCCTGGATGATTACCCGGTTTCGTAGACTGGTGATATCTGTCTTGAGCTTAAGATTCCGAAAAAAGCCGCCGCTGGACAGGCTCATAGGAGCCGCAGATAATAACGTCTGGGGATCAAAAATGCTGATATTTTTGTACTCATCGCAATACCAGGACCAGCCCACATAGTCAACCAAACGCTTGAGAGCATCGCTAACCGGCGCATACTGAAATACGAATTTTTCAACCAAAAGCGTATTCGGTTGTACCGACACCGTAAAACCGCTGTCGATATACTTGCTGGCGATATCTTCAGCGATTTCTTGAACAGTTTTACTGGTATAAACTTCTGTCACCAGCCGTCTATCCAGCAAAGCACTGTAATCGTCACAGTCCACCGCCCACAAGGGCCGGTGGTCGAGGGTTTCGACCATTTCTACATTAACTATCAAACCGGCGAATACTCGCCCGGCCGGGTTTGTCGAATTGCTAAAAGCCGTATCACAAATAATAACTTCATCCCCGGGGGAGGGCTTGTCGCCATCTACCTCAAACTTGCAGGAATTAGCTGTATAGGTCAGCCCTCGCTGTATTCGTAGCGTATTACGCAGATAGTCCGACCAGCGGCTGATTCCAGCTATGGTAAGTGACCGGCTCACCACTTCACCCCCTGTCTGCGCAATATCCGCATAATTTCACTGGTGTCGTTGGTATAAAAATTAAAAGTGTTACCCCCTGCAGCCGCAGGTACAGCCGCAGGCGCAGGTTGATCCATCCCGCCGAGAAAAGTCAACAGACCCTGAAAAGCGCGGCTGGTTAAAACAAATTCGCCAGCGTGTACCAGGGCCAACCCGGTCTGGGTTACCGGTCCTCCATCAGCAAAAGCCGGGACCGTCACTGTTGAGCCTGTACTTGTAAAGCCGCCTAGCTGACTAATGACCATTTCTTTCAGGCTTTCCATATAACGGGACAAAGCTGCGTATGCAGATAGATAGCCAGCGAAGGACCCAGCATTAAAGTTTTCCCAGAGCTGCAGGCCGAAATCGCGTCCCTTATCTGCCAGCGCTGTAAACTTTCGCCCGATCTCATCCATGGCTTTACGGCTGTCCTCTTCAATCTTTTTGTTGGTCTCTTCCCAATCCTCTTGATATTTAGCCAGTTCGGCCTTGGCTGTCGCCTGCATAGCCGCCAGCTGGGTGGCCATTTCATTTTGCTGCAAGGCCAGCTGCTCCTGGGTATTCGCCCGGATCTCTTGCAGCTTCAGGATCATCGCCTGCCGCTGGCTTTCCATGACCGCCGCCGCTTCATTCTTGGCTTGCTCTTGCTTCTGTTTCCATAGCCCGGCGTATTGCCCCAGCTCAGAATCGGTCAGTGTAGTCAGAGCGTTAATCTGAGCTGCCGCTTGCGGTCCCATACCGCGCAGCTCTTCAAGCAGTCCCTCATCAATACCCCGCTGGGCCAGGCTGGCAATATCCGCCTGCCAGCGATCGAAGGCCGACACCTGGCTCTCCAGATTGGATAGCAGCTGCCCGCCCGAGACAGCCTCCAGGCCGGGGCTGTCGAAAAGCCCGGACCAGCTGTAAAGGCTCTGCTGCTTGCTGGCCAGGGCCTGGTTGAAGTCTTCCAGGGCTTGCTGCTCTGCCGCCAGCCCTGCAGCGATTATATCCTGCTGTTCTTGGGCGGAGTCAGCCAGCAGCTGCTGAACGTCCTGCGCCAGCCGGGCCTCAACATCCCGGCGCTTGTCCGCATAGTCCTGGGCTGCTTTCAGCCGGTCCTCGTTGGCTTGCCGATCAGCGTCAACCAGTTCTTGCTGGAGTTCGGCCACATCCTCATACATCTGCGCCGCATCCTTGTTATAAGTCGCGATCAGCTTCTGCATCTCGATGCTATTCTTCTGCACTTCGATGGAGAGCATAGACTGCTCCCGCTGGGCGGCTTTTAGCTGCTGGGCATACTCCTTATATTCGTCACTAGCCTCGCCGCTGATCTGCGCCGCGGCCTCCATAGCTTCTTTAAGTGTGTTTTGAGTCTCGGCATTAGCCGCGAGTTCAGCGTTTAGCTTTTCTAGCTGCAGCTGCAGCCGGGCAGTGTCCCGCTCATATTGGCTCAAGGGGGAGACATCCAGCGCCGCAAGGCTTAAGTCCAGACTAGCCAGGCGTTCTGCGAGAGCGTTCACGCCTTCCTGAATAATATCCCGGAAACCAGTCTGCAGAGCATTTAAGGCCCGGCCGACCCGTTCAGCCAGCTCCCGTGCGGCTTCTTCCGCCTCTGGCGTAGCATCATAAATCCCGTTCGCAAGCCCTTGTACTACATAAACCCCAAGCTCGTGCATCTTGACTGATGGGGAATGCGTCAAAAAGCCCTTAACCCCGGTTAAGACGGATATCACGCTATCTGCCAAATTCGAAGCCGCCTCCACAGCGGTACCTATCATACTGGTGATCCCATCAGCCAAACCCTGGACGATATCCTGGCCCATTTGCAGCATTCGCCCGGGCAGGTCCCCCAGGGCATTACTTATGGTCTGCTTTATCTCTTCCCATTTCGATCCGGCTGTGCTTTTTGCGCTGTCCCACAGTGCGGCCAGCAGACCCAGGAGAGGGCTTATCAGACTGATCACAGAATCAACAATTGGTGCCGCCGCAGTTATTATGGCCTCTTTGATGGTATCCCAGGCACTCTTGGCCGCAGATTGGATGCTCTCCCAGATAGCACTGACCACCGTCATCATGGGCGCCAGTGCTTCAGATATCACATCTACCAGCTTACCTGCCGCCAGGGCTATGATATCAGTGATCAAACCCCAGATAGTCTCAACCTTCGGAGCTAGCTCGCCCCAGGCCTTCTCCCAGGCAGCAACAACATGCGCCACCGGGCCGGAAACAGAGTCCTCCAGCCCCGCCAAAGCACTCTTGATTGAGTCTCGCACCTTGCTGAAGGCATCACCTACCGTCTGCGCCGCCGATTGCACCTTAACCCAGGTCTTCTGCAAGGCTTCAAAAGCCTTGGCCACCAGATAGACCACCCCTAAAACCGCTGTGAGGGTTACCACCAGCGGAGCAAAAGCCACCACCAGGGCAGCAATAACAGCCGATTTGCCGAATACCTCTCCAAATTTTCCACCAATCTCAACGATTTTATCGATAACAGGCTGGAACATTTCTTTCAGCTTGGCTATGTTTTGACTGAATAGCTCCCAAGCCGCTGACAGCTTGGAGATTATATCCGCGCCTTGCTCTGACTGCTTAAAAGCCTGCCACCACTCGTTGACCTTGGTAATGGCAAGGCTGATCCCCTGCACCACCCCGGAGAGCAGACCGGAGATAATGCTGATCGCAGCACCGATAACTCCTGACAGCACCAGCCAGGCTGGGGTCAGAACGGTGGCTACGATATCAGCAAGGCCCTGCAGAGCGTTTGTCACAGCCCCCAGAGAGTTGCCCCCGCCAAAAAGCTGCTGCAGAGCCTGCCCCGCCTGCGCAAGGGCCCGCTCCGCGCGTTCAAAAGCCTCTGTTACTGCGTTTCTAAAACCCTCCGACGTATTCCAGGCTTCTTTGATGGCCAGCCCCAAGGCCACAACCGCAGCGGTAACTGCCACCACAGGCACAATAACACTACTGAAAGCAGCACCTAGGCTTGCTAAAGTGGTCCCACCGATCAGCCCCATGATCGAGTTAAAAGCTGCCGCCAGAAGCCCCAGCACTATCAGTAGAGGTCCTATAGCTGCGGCAATCGCAGCGAATACCACAGCTATGCGCAGCGCAGCCGGTGACAAAAGTCCTATCTTGGCGATTACTTCTGTGAGTCCTTGCACCAGGGCCGTTAAGGGCTTCTGTATGGCTTCGTAGATCTTAATGCCCACTGTTTCTAGCGTCGCCTTCAGACGGGTAAAAGCCCCTTTAAGATTATCAAGTCGCTTGGCAGCTACATCTGCCGCCTCGACCTTGAGCATGGCGGCTGTCATTCCCTCTATACCCTGGGCTCCTTCTTTATAAAGGATATTCGCTGCCCTGATTGCATCCGTCCCAAACATAATCTCCATGGCTAACATACGCTCTTGATCTGTCATACCCGCCATACTGGTCTGGAGAAGTCCAGCGATCTCCGACATACTCTTAAGCTGCCCATTGGCCTTATAAAACTGGTTAGCACCGTCTGCGGTGACCAGACCCAACTCCTTAAAAGCGTTTTTTTGCCGGTCAGTGACAGGCTGCAGGTTCATGAGCATAGTCTTCAGAGAAGTCCCGGCATCCGACCCTTTCAAGCCGTTGTTAGCCATAACAGCCAAGGCAGCATTAGTGTCTTGGAAGGATAGGTTTACCCCTGCTGCTACCGCCGAAACCATAGAGAGTGATAACCGAAGGGTGCCCACATCTGTGGCTGAAGCATTTGCAGCCCCGGCTAAAATATTCGCCGCATCAGCCACATCCATACCGTCACGTTTAAAAGCATTCAAAGCCGTGCTGGCGATCTCTGCTGCCTCCGCAACCGATACTTCGCCTGCCGCCGCCAGGTCAAGCGCCCCCTTCAGACCACCGGACAACACCTGATCCATAGATAGCCCGGCCTTGATAAGCTCTTCTGCCCCCTCAACAGCCTCGGTCGCAGAATACTTGGAGTTCAGCCCCAGTTCCTTCGCAGCCGCGCTTAATCTCTGCATGTCCTCGGCTGTTGCCCCTGACACCGCCGCAACGCTTGACATCGCTGCTTCGAATTCGGACCCGGCTTTAATCGCCGCCGCTCCCAAAGCCAGCACTGGAACCGTTACTGCAAGAGTCGCCATCTTCCCCGCCGATACCAAGCCCTGGCTGACACTGTTAAGCCTGGTGGCATAGGCAGTTGTCATAGTATGCGCTTGCTGCAGCCCGGCCGCCAGACCGGATAGATTAGCACCTATATCAACAAATAAACTTCCAACTTGTAACAAAGCCCCACCTCCTCTCTAGTAAAGTGCGGGACATTGATCGATGTAGACCTCGGGTTTTTTATCCCGGCAATCTTCATAGTGTCTTTTTAGCTTGTATCCCACCGATAACATGGTTAGTATCTCCAGCAGGTCCAGTTCATCTATCTCCCCGGGAGTCCAGTGATAAAGACTGGCTATTTGGGAGTAAAAGCCCATGGCCTGCTCGTAGGGAAGCAAGTGTATTGGAGGCCCTTCTAGCGCTCCCCCAAGTCAACCGAATTAAAAACACCGTGTATCCAGGCAACAGCCTGCTCGATGCAAGGCAGCAGCTGATCTGCGTCCAACTCTTCTTGTATGCGCTCCGGAGTCACTTCTGGATGACCTATCGCGTCGGCCAAGAGCTCGTAAACTTGGTCGAGGGTTTCCTCATTATCGATAGTGAAAGTGTCTTTTCCTCTCTGCAGTTTCATCAGCTTTTTATATATCTTGGCTTTGGGTTTCTTGGCTACATACTCCACATCATTGAGAAAAATGCTGAAGCTCATGGTATTACCACCTTTCAATTCTCACCTCCACGCGGGAGGCTATGTATCGAGGACGGCTCAAAATTGAGCTGTCCTCTGTGTTAGCGCAGACTTTAACTGCCAGTCGTGAAGTCAGATATGGTGTTAGATGCCTTCTGCTGGCCGTAGATATCCTTGACGTTGCTGCTGGCAAGCATGATATAAGTCGTAGTCGCATCCAGCGCCGACGTAGGAGTGAAGGCCACCTCCCGCTGATCGCTGGACAAAGCCAGAGTCCCGGCCACGGCTGTCCCATCTGCCTCGGTGACACTGAAGTTCCCCGCATTGACATAGGCGCTAGTAATCTTGTTGTTAAAGGTCCACTTGATACCAGGAGTAGCCTTCGAAACACTGGAGGCCCCATCCGCAGGAGTGGGAGTCACCGTCAAGGCTGATATACTGGCCCCTACCAAATTAGCTACGGTGAACCAATCGGTTCCATCATCGCTGGATTTCTTGTAGAGGCTCTTACCAGCCGCACCCCCGGAAGTCTCCACGAACTGCCTCATGATGAAAGTACCCTTCAGGGTCACGGTCTGGAATTTCACCTTGTCTGACTTAGTCTCCAGCGTATCATCCACCGGGGTAAGGCGTCCTTTGAGCAGCGCTACATAACGATAGCTGCCGTCCGCCTTAAGTGCTCGGAACATCAACGCCAGATAAGGCGGGAGGTCATCGCCCGACTGCAGCAGCTGCCCGCCGCTGTAGGTGGCTCCGGTAAAGACCGCGATCTGCGCAAGACTGGCTTCAGCGATCTCAATCTCTACCTCAACCCCGCTAAAAGCCTGGGCGGTAGCATAAGGACCGTTGTCCGCAAAAAGCGTCTCCTCGCTGTTGTTATTCTTCAGGCCAATTTTAATGGTCCCATCAATCGCCACCGGGGTATCGTAACCGATGACTGCTGCGGTATCGTTATCAGCTTGCGGGCTGGTTATCAGCGCGTAGTATGCACTATCCACGCCCATTAATATATTTTCTCCAGCCAAAAGTTTCAGCTCCTTTCTAATCCCTGGTGGTAGCCACCGCCAGGTTAAAAACAAAAATTGATCGATCCATCTCGTCGCGTTCCAGCATGAATGGTGACTGCAAAGCATTTATTACCGCTGTCCTGCTGGCCGTTAATACCACCCCCGCCGGCCGGCTGAAGCCGGTGTCCAAGGCATTAAAAACTGAAAACGCCAGCGTCCTGGCGCTGGCATAGCTCTTATTGCGAATCAGGACCTGCACCCTGCGGTCCAGCAGCGGGATAGGAATATCAGGCGGAACACCTGCATACTCCTGCACCGCCAACAGATTGTCGGGTGTCTCCGGAACATAGTCCAGGAAAACGTCCGTGCCGATCGCTGTCACCAGGTGCCGACTTATCAGATACGTTGCAATATCCCGGGTCAGTTCAGCCATGAATACCCTCCCTTCTACGGGCCAGTAACGCCATCAACAGAGCCTCTGATATACCGCTCATAGCGATCCTTGTTTTGGTTAAAAGGGTCCTCTAGGTATTTCGCCTTACCACCCCTGGGATGGCTGAAGTCCAGGCGTTCATGTTGGATGATAGCGTAGATCAGATTGTACCCGACCCGCTTACTGTGTGCGTCTAGAGTATCCACGGAGCAGTTAGCCCGGAGGTCTCCGGTGTCAACAGGAGCTTCATCCGTGGATTTTTGCTGCAGATCGAGAGCGCATTGCTCCACGGCGCTCTGTACCGCACCTTGGATCAAACCTAGGATCTCCGGGCCGTACCAACGCATTGTCATAGCGCCACCTCATAAAACAGGAGTGCTCCTGCCATATCCCTGGATTCAGATACCGAAATCACCGGCCAGTCCCTCCCACCATATGTCAGCAGATCACCGGGGCTTATTGCGGCCAGCGTAAAGATTCGTGCTTCAGATATTACTTCACGCCCCTGGGTGTCTCTCACTAACCGGCGTCTGCCCTCCCACCTTACTGCAATTGTACTGCTGCTAGTGGTGTTTTCACCGTAGGCATTTACCCCCGTGACCTGTTTCCAGGTCACGGTTTGACTTAACTTGTTCTCGATCACGTGATACTCACCGCCCCTGCCAGATAATAGCGTAGCAATTCTCGCGATTCTGGGCAGAGCACTGTACTCTTCCGATTAGCCTGGGCTATGGCCTCCAGGCCTGTCTCTGAAGCCGATCCGGCCCCGCTACTGATCACACCCAGGACTTGCTGCTTGGTTCGGCTGCGCTCGTAGTCCGAGAGTCCCAGCAGAAACAGCGCCTGCTCGCAGCAGGCATCCAGAACCGCTTGAGGGGTTTCAGTCTCGCAGGCCCAGCCATCAGAGTCTAACTCCGGCAGATTGCTGATATAATCTTGGTAGCTGTCGCCGCTGGGAGGATAGCACCTCGGAAACTGCAGATCCTGATCAGTGCTGGCCCTCCGCCCTTTAAGGCCCAGGCGGTCGATCTGCCGGGTAGCCATGATCAGAGCCTTGGCTTGATCGTCTGCGGTGGCCCCACTCCAGGCGGTGACCCAGAGCCGGGCATCCATGTACTTTTGAGCATCCGTCACCGAGATGTAAGAATTAGTCCCGACAGTCAGAGTCACAGCCATACGCTCACCACCCTACACCAGCAGATAGACATCAACCAAAGAACCATTCAGAGCACTGTTCAAATCGACAGTGTTACTCTCCACTGCCGAAGAACTGACCGCTACAGTCGGAGCTGTACCTTCCTTGGTGTTACCAAGAAAGGCTACCAGCACCGTGTTATGCGCCAGCTTATAAGGCAAGCCCAGCTTATCGCCCCAGCCCACAGAGACTGTGTCTCCGGATTCGTTGGTCTTGGCCGGAAGATTAATGTTGGTCACGGTTTTGAATGCTTTGTTGCCCTCCACCGCCGAAGCCCCGCTTAAGGCAATAGTCTCAGAAATCGCAGCATCGGCGTAGTTGGTGCCGGTGATTACCACGTTGCCAGTAATCCCCGCAGCATTACCCTTCACTATCAGGTTACGCGGCACAGCAGGGTTAGTAATGGCGGTAGCCACATCCTGGGCGGCTGCTGTCAGAGTGACTGCGGCATGCACCCCGGTGTTGCTGGTGGCTACGGCATTAGCAGCAGATACCTGGAAGTGCGCCAGGAAGGCCCGGTCGACATTCACGCCTTCGACATCAGTCTGCATTTCCTGGCCCATGCCAGGGTTATACGGATAAAATCCACTCATAGTCCACTTACCTCCTGTGTATTTTTGATTAAGGAATCAGAGCCGCAAAAGGATAGCGGTTTGCCTCTAAGTCCTGAACACGATTGATCGGGTTAGGTACCTGCCAGGCCAAGCGCAGCACACAGCGCAGGGCCACCATGTCCTGCTGGGCTAAATTGTACACGATAGTGCCAGCACCATCAGTGATTACCGCCTCGGTCAGCAGTTTGTAGGTCATATCCTGACGGATGCTGTACACTGCCTGCTTGAAGTCACCGCTGAACAGATATGCGCTGGAGCTGGTAAAAGCATTGTTAGACGCGAAGAACATAGGCTCCCCGTCTAGCTCGTACTGTGTTTTATCCGCCA